GCACGTAAGGAAGCGGAAGGAGAAGCCCAGGAGGGCATCACCACTGACGAGATCCTTGCAGAAGTGAGTTCCATCATAGAGGGCATGGGTGGAGCCGAGGAACCGCCCGCTGAAGGCGGCGAAAAGGCAGAGGATCCCACAGAGGGCGGCGACTCCGCGGTATCTGCTGACCTCGTTGCACAGATCATCGCTGCACTGGAGGAAAAAGGCATCAAGGCCGGGGAGAAACCCAGCGAGACAAAAGCCGGCGGCCCTTCCGCAACCGCTACCCCGCAGCGTAAATATGCCAATCTCTTTCTTGCCAATGGCGGAGTATCCCGCGATGGGAACACGACGAGTGGGTTTAAGGCAAGGATCGCAACCATGTCAGGTCCCGAGCGCCGCAAGGCCGCTTATGGAATGTTCGGACGCGCAGTGAAGTGTATCCATTCCTCCGGCGGCGATACGGAACGCGCCGCCTATACCGCAGAACACAGATTTGGTGATGCAGAAATGGCGCGTGAGTTCAAGGCCCTGTCCGCTACGTCTCCTGCCGATGGCGGATACCTCGTACCGGAAGTATATGCGAATGAGATCATCGAGCTGCTGTATACGGCAACTGTTATCTACAGCCTGGGAGCAAGACGGCTTGGCATGACCAATGGGAACCTCAATATCCCGAAGCTGAAAACCGGATCCCGTGCATTGTTCACTGGAGAGACCCGGGCCATTCCTAAGACAGCTCCGAAGTTTGGAAACCTGAAGCTGTCCGCAAAGAAGCTGACTGCGCTTATCCCCATGAGCAACGATCTTCTCCGATCCACCAACTTTGACAACGATGTCATTGTCGGACAGGACATCACAAAGCAGATGGCGCTCGGCGTAGACTATGGTGCCCTGATGGGAACCGGCGGGGAGTTCCAGCCTCTCGGCATCACTAAGAACAAAGGTGTGCTGAGCATCGACGTTACATCCCTGGGGACGGAATACGCAGGTACGGATGGAAAGCTGACTGCTGCCTTCCCGAACTATCTGGTGGCTGCTGTTCTGAAGAACAATGTGTATGCAGATGGTCTGGGCTTCGTGTTCAACACCAGCGTGGAACAGTTTTTCAAGGCCATGCGTGATGATGTGGGCGGGTTCATTTTCGCGAAAGAAATGAACGAGAACAATACCCTCGTAGGATATCCATACCGCACGACCAATCTGATCGAGACCGTAGGCGGCAAGAGCCAGATTATATTCGGTAACTGGAATGACCTTGCCATCGGCGAGCAGGGAGCACTGGAGATCGAAACCAGCCGCGAAGGAACCTGGACGGATGATGCTGGCAATCTGGTATCCGCTTTTGAGAATGACCAGACCCTGATCCGTGCCATCAACAATGTAGACACCGGCCTTCGCCATGACGAGAGCTTCGCTGTGGCAACCAAGGTCGCCGTACCGGTTTAATACAGGAGGTATCAAAATGAAAAGAGAATTACTCCAGAATACCAGGGTGCAGCCCTACACTTCTGGTGACGCAATCGAGAGGAAGGGATTCCTCTCCTGCGTTGTCGGCGCTGTGATCGGAACCGCTGGTGCTCTTACGCTTACCGTAACACATAGCGATGACGGGACCACCTTTGAAGATGTCAAAGACAAGAACCTGTTCATCGAAAAGCCCACAGAAGATGGAGCCTTTACCACGGAAAGCATTGAAAAGGATGCTGTCGTTAATTTCGACATTGACCTCATCGGGCTGAAAGACTACGTGAAGATCACTGCTTCCGGGGCTGCGGCAACTGGCACAACGCTGGCCGTCGCCCTGGGTGATGCGAATGTGCAGCCCGTGTAAGGAGGATCAGGACTATGCCGAGAATCTATAAACCTGCAAAACCTTCCAACAATAAAGCCGTGTCTCCTGCAAAGGAAACAAAGACGGCGGCTAAAACTGCTGATAGGGATAAGAAGGAAGAAAGCGGAAAGTAATCCGTAGAGCCCGTTGCGGGGATTCCCGCAACGGGAAAGCAATTTAAGGAGGTCCACATGCTTGCAGACAACGCATTAACTACCGTTGAAAGAATGAAAATGATGCTCGGCCTTCCAGATACAGTAGATGAGCGGACGGATATGATAGTCGAACTGCTGATAAACAGAATATCCGCATGGATAGAACGCCAAACTGGGCGGCATCTGGGTAAAAAAGAATATCTGCAATGGTATGATGCGGACGGGCAGCAGGAACTTGTCACTGACGAATACCCGATCATAAGTGTCGAGTACATAAAGGAAAGGGATAAAATAGTTGACCCGAGCAGATACGATTACTCCCAAAATGGGAACGTCGGCGTGATATACCGGGATGAAGGGTGGCTGAAAGCCGGATACCGCCGTGGGCTTGCCTATGATATCGTGGCACCTAAAAGGATCATCGAAGTGAAATATACAGCGGGATACGTCCTTCCAAAGGATGCCACAAAAAGAAATCCCCAGACGCTTCCCGCAGATCTTGAAGGGCTGCTCTGGGATATGGTGTCCCAGGTATATACGAATCTGCAAAATGGTTCCCAGGGGCTGAGTTCATTCACGATCTCGGATGTCACATGGGTATTTGACAAAGCCCAAAATTCCGAATGGATGCAGCTCATCAATTTGTATAGGAGGCTTTGATATGGACGTAAGCACGATCCTGTCCGATTTTGAAAGGCTGAAAGCGAATTGTGAGCAGATGGCCGGCAAAAAAATAATCGTCGGTATTGTAGGCAGCGCTGATTCCGAAGTTATAAAAATAGCGCAGGCACACGAATACGGGACCGGCAGATTGCCAGAACGGTCATTTATAAGAGCGAGTTTTGACGCAGAACAGGAACAGCTCTGCGAAATCGTATCTGGTCAGGTAAACAGAGTGCTGTCAAACAAGACTTCTCCTGAAGCAGCGGCAAACGCGATAGGGGCTCAGGCGGCACAGCTGGTACAGAATTTCATAGACAGCAACCGAGTAAAGCCGCAGTCGGACTTTTCCAAGAAAACGCAGCATACAACGCTGTTTGAAACCGGTACGCACATCCGTGACCGTATCGCGTACAAAGTGGAGGGATGATTATGCTTTCTGCAACACCCAAATTGCCAAGAGCGTTGCTGCACATACTGACAGTCACGAACAGGACTTTTGTGAAAGGTCCAGGAGGGCAATCCAGACCGGTTGACGAACCCGTGACATCGTTTTGGGGAATAGTGCTTCCTCTGTCCAATATGGACTGGAAGCAGCTACCGGAAGGCTCCTACACCCAAAATACGCAGAAGCTGTATACAGACGATCCTATTGAAATACAGCCTGGACAGATCATAAGGGATACCTACGATGGGCAGCAGTATACCGTAAAGCAGAAACTGTCGCACAACTCCATACATCCGATGCTCAGGTTTCTTGTCGAGGGGGTGGTAAAAAAATGACTTTTGTACAGGCCCGCGATGCCATAATCTCCGGTCTGGAAACCCACATGGGGTGTGCGGTAGTCCTGTCAGATCAAATAGTAGACGTGCCTGAATATCCGTATTGTTACTACAGCGTACTGGCTCCGAGAATATCCAGCCATTCCTTCGGGCTGAATGAAGTCCAGGAAACTGCTGACGGATATTCCCTCATACGGTCCGAACCGGTATCAGCAACGATGTCCTTTACCTTTTGCAGTATGAACCGTGAAACTGACACAGGGTATGTTTATGGGGAAGATGAAGCCCTGGAACTCTCTGAAAAAGCAAACGGATTTTTTCTGCTGAACGCCCACAACATTTCCACAGAATACGGGGATGTTGTAATAAATAACGTCGGGGCATCTGCAAGCCGGTCAGGATTCCTTGTGGAAGATACGGTGCGCAGGTACGGCTTCGATATCCGACTGTCCTATGTACGGACAGATGAAATGGATACCCAGACAATCCTGAAAACAGGTAATCCTATTGGGACTGTAAAATCATAGAGAAGGAGGAAACGCCATATGGCAAAAGATGTAATTGTCGTTGTGCAGCGTGACGCACTGCCCAATGAAAAAGAGAGCCTTGACATTCTGATCGTGTCTACGACCGGCAAATGCCCGGTGGAGACCTACAGAAGCGTTGAGGCCGTTAATACGGTGTTCGGTCCCGATGGATCAAGCCCGAACGCGAAAGTGGTCCGCAAGGCAACTACCCTGCTCAATCAGGGCAAAACCACTCTCGCCGATACCCTTGTGAATAAGTTCAAGATCGTAGGCTTCGAGCCTACCAGCGCGTCTCCCGCGACTGCCGCAACATTCGTGTGTACGTTCGCAGACGGGGCGCTCACTGAGGAAATCCAGAGCGGAAATACACTGTGGGTGAGGGTGGGGGGAAATGATAAAGCCCTGGTAGAAGTGACAGCTTCCAAAAAGATCGGGACCGGTTCTGACCTTGCCACACTGTTCGATGGAACGAGTTTTACCTTCGGAGGTACAACATACACTGCCGCTGTTTCAGGAGCCACAGTAACGTATACGGCAACGACTCCGGGATCCGCAGATACGATACCCGGACGTGCGGATATCTTTGAGGATGAACAGCTCTCTACGGCATCTTCTGTTCCTGCACCGGAAGCAAAATTTGTGAACGGAAAAGATGCCAAAAGTGCAGCTGATAACCTTGTGGAGGAGATCAAGAGATTCCAGGCAGATGTTGACAATGACTGGTACTATCTTCTGACCGACAAGGATGACGACGAATATGTAACCGCTCTTGCGAAGTTTGCGGAGGCAAGTGAGCCGTCCGAAGCAGAACTCGGAGCAGGCGTTGAAGATCATCGGAAATTCTATATGGGGCAGACCAGCAACAAGAAATTCGCCAGTATCACAGCCCGTGCAGCTGTTATTTACACCGATGCAGAGTATCTGAATGAGGAGGCGGATGCGTCCTATACAGGAAACGTGGCCCCCTTTTATCCCAACAGTGTGACATGGAAGTTTAAGCGTCCGCAGGACGGGAACGCTCCTACAAGCGCAGGCACCAAGCTTATCACGCTCCCGAAGCTGACCGAGGATGAGAGGGATCAGCTGCTGGAAAGCCATGTGAATTTCCTTACGGAAGAATACAAGCACCAGTATGTAAAAAACGGGACCTGCCTCAATGGTGAGTTCATCGACGTGGTTCTCGGAGGAGACTGGATAGCGAAGCGTATGCGGGATCTGCTTTATGATATTCTGCTGTCCAATGACAATGTAAACTATGATGATGCCGGA